CAATATATAAACCAGCCGCTTTACCTCGGGCAACCTCTGCATTCACCGCAGCTGACCACGCACCTTTTTTAAGAGCTTCTTTTCTAATTTGACCAAGCTCTGCAATATGTTTTTCGTAAGTGACTTCATATTTTTTCTGCCACTCCTCTCTAAGTTCACCTATGTATTTAACAACCAAGGGGTACAGCTGTGGGTTTTGTAATTTACTTGCATACTGTCTTGCTGAGTCTTTAGCAAACCCTGCATCAACTGCACATTCAGTTGCTGTTTTCCTGCCTTCGTTTGTAACCAACTCGTAGGCAAATTTCATTTGTTGTTCTGTTAATTTCTTTGGTAAACCCATACTTGATTTTTACTACAACCTAGACTATAAATCAACCTATGTTTACTGGAAAGGTATTAAGAGCAGCGTTAGATAAATTTATGAAAGGTGAGGTTGCAGCTAATGCAAGAGTGCAAGTCGTGTTACCAAACGGAGACTTTTATGACATCAAGGGTATAGATTTACTTGAAAATAAATTAATTGGTGTCAGGGAAACTCATCGTCTTGCTATTACTATTACACCTGAGACGTGGAAAATGGGCAAGGTTATTAAAAAGAAATGATCTATGATAAAAAAATTATTGATCTAAAATATCATTTAAAAGGACTGATTAATCCAGATGTATGCAACAAATTAATACACTTCTATGAGGATAATAAAAATTTATCTACGCCAGAACAGAGCTATAAATTTGATGATGATAAAATATTAGAAGACAATTGCAGCTTTTTAAATTTATCTGAAAATAACGAAAATCCAAATTTTAAAGAACCCTACAAGCTAATTATAAAATATTTAAAAATAGTTTTAACTAACTATGAAATATACATAAGAAATAATTTTGCCCCCTCTTATAAAAACATCTTCATGACACACACGGATAATATTAGAATAATAAAATATGAAGTGGGACAGTTAATTAAAGACCATACTGATGTTGGAGGCACTAACAGAGGATCTTTAACTATAAATTTAAACCAAGATTATGAAGGCGGCGAGTTTAGATTCTTTGGTGGTGAGCTGAAGTTAAGTCTAAAAACAGGTGAGGCCATGCTTTTTCCCGCCGAACCCATATGGATTCACGGAACCGAACCTGTAACAAAAGGTGCTCGGTACGCTATTAATTGTTTTTTAAAATAATGAAGTTAGCCTACTCTATCCCTGGTAGTATTTGGTGGATACAGAATTTTTTAGATTATAATATGTATAAAGGTATTCACGATGCTATAATCAAAGAGCGAAAAAAAATAAACTTACATACTTCAAAAGGGTTATGGTCTGAGTATTTAATTAATAATATAAAGCCTCCTAAACGAACAGAAGTCAGTGAGTATCCACCTTTTGAACAGCTAAAAACATTGGTTAGACACAATCCGTATTTTCAATTTCCCAAACTAAATCACATGTCTACAACAATTCATTACATGGAGAAAGACGCTGGCATAAACTGGCACGATGATGGGAAATGGAAATATGGAGCAACATATTACATAAATCGTAGATGGAATAGACAGTGGGGTGGTGAGTTTATGTTTACTAATCAAGCTGGACACGGATGGATACCACCCGTTGGTAACTCTTTGGTCATTGTGAAGTCTCCAATTGAACACAAAGTAAATCCTGTCCTGACTACTATCATGCCTAGAATATCTGTACAAATGTTTATGAAATGAGTTGACAAATGTCTAAATAGGTATATTGGAAAAGTATCTTGTTAACCTGAAAATCAGATGAAACCAGAGACCAAATTTTATGGAAAAATTAAAAAACATTTTAAAAAATTTTCGCTCATTAGACTTGAAAATCTTAGCTTACCCGGCACTCCTGATCTATTGGTCTATAATAATAATCGGCACTTTTTCACTTTAGAATTAAAAGTTACAAAGACAAACAAAATTAGTTTCTCACCTCATCAAATAGCGTTTCATGTGAAACATCCTGACAATACATTTATCTTAGTTCTTGATGCCAGAGACAAGAACGAAAAACTTTATGAGGGAAAAAGAATCAGGGAGCTTGTAGCTTGCGGCTTGGAGCTTGAAGCTTGTTGCTTGGGGCTTGAAGCTTGCATCAATCATCTTGATCAGCTTGGTGCTTGACGCTTGTAGCTTGAGGCTTGCTGCTTGCAGCTTGATGCTCTGGCGCACGCTCCGCGGGATCCGTCGATCCTTTGGAGCTAATGGCCTCCTTCTTCAAAGAAGCTTTTAATTTTTTATAGTAGCTGGGGTGTCTAAATTCCATTTTAGTGTTTTCCGTATATAACAGATTTAACATCTTTATTCCAGCATGCTCGACAGTCCAAACACTTGCCGCCCTGGTCCGGGGCTGGGCATGTTCGAGCTTCACCAATTGTTACGCCTGAGTCATGAGACCAGGCAGCTGGCACAGGTCCATCAATTTTAGATCTTGACAGTCTGATCACCAGGTTGTCTGGTACTTCTTCAGGGGCTGGCAGGAATGCCCGCTCTTGAGTTGGCAGCCAGTGTTTAGTGTCCGGTGTCAGTCTACATACTTCCAAAATCTTTTGCATATGCTCAGGGCTCTGTACATCACCAGCATCATGCCATCTAAACCACTTTTGGCGCTTGATGACTGCAACCATAGCAGCAACCCACAGTGGGTTGTTGATTGCTTCAAGCCTTCTATATTGAGCTGCTTTAATTGCTGGGTACCTGGTATAGTTACCCTTCATTGCATAACAGCCATAGCATGGTGTGCCCGGTATCTTGGCCAGCTTCTGGCCAGTCTTGCAAGCCCAGGCAGGTAAGCTGTAGCTCAAGCCCGGCATCTTGCTTGTTCTGGTAAAGCTGTCTGTAATTTTTAATGCTTCATTTACTTTCATAAATCCTTTATAATCCTATAATCCTTTCTTGTCAAGCTTGCAGCTTGACGCTTGCAGCTTGTTGCTTGCTGCTTGTAGCTTGGGCCCAGACCAGCGTCGCGCAACGCAGCATTCTCAATTACAGCTTCTGCTTATTGCTGCGCCTGTAATCACAACTGATCCCAGGACACATGGATTGAGGCCGGCGTGCTTTATTTTAATAGCCTAGGCGACAGGCCTAACACTGTATCCAGTGCCATATGTCCAGGGATCAGTGACCAATGAGAGCAAGATGCATCTTCTATTTATAACCACCATTTAAGGTGATGTCTCGCAAATGAGAACAATCTCTCACTGATCCCAGGTCCATTGATGGTGTACACTTCCGGGACCTGGGCTCTGCAACCCTGTTTCCAGGTAGAGTCCTCCAAGCCACAATGGACCAGGGATCAGTTCTAGCTGTGCGTGTGTTTGGATCTCTTTCAATCTACTTTACACCACAACCAGAAGTTGTCCCACCTTTATAGTTTTTAGAAGCGATAAAGGTATAATGAGGCTTCACATATCCTATATAATCCTCTTGACAATAAATGTCAATAGTATAAATTAATTTTATTAACAGAAAGGCAAAAATGGAAAAACAAAGAAAAATAACACTTAACTCTGATAAGAGAAAAGTGATTGCAGATCAATTTCAATCTTTTTACGAAGATAAAGTAAAACAGAAATTGATTAATGCAAAAGAACAATACAACGCTATGAGAGAAAAAGCAAAAGTTGCGATTGATAGAGTTGTAAGGTTTCATCAACCACAGGAAGATGTTGACACAATCAGATCAATGATACAAAAATACAATAGAGCGGGTGGCGAGTTGTATGAAGATAATTGTTTCTATGTTCAACGACCAATTACTAAAGTTGATGACAATGGTAAAGAGTATCAAGCAGAAGATGAAATCAATGTTAGATTTGACATGGGTAGAAATTTTGCAAGAGCATATTACCGAGATGAAATGAAAGCTAAAGGTCTTAACCCAGATTATAATTTAGCAATCATGGATGACTACTCAAAAAGAAATCCAAAATATTATGCAGATGAAAGCGCAGTAAATAGTTATTTGGGTTTCAGCAATTCTTCCAACGAAGATCAATCTGTACAAAAGCCTGTACATAAGTGGGAAAATGATTTTAAACTTTGGACTATTGGTTCAAGTTATTGTCATTCAAGACAATTCAAAGTTGATGAAACAACAATGAATTTTTTTAAGATGTATCTCGCTAGTGCTGATAATGTAATTAAAGAACATCAAGAATTATATTCTTATGTTGAGGGCAAAATGCAGAAAGTGAGATTAGGTTTAAAATCTTATAGAACATTCGATCAGGCAAAACAATTAGCTGATAAAGTTGGAGTTGTTTTAAATGAAACAATGTTAAATGAAAGTTCTAGTTTAGCTTTATCAATTTACTCCCCTGATAATCTTGCAAGTTTATTAGAGGATAAAGAGGTCTTAACTAGAGATCAAAAAATTGCTATTGCAAGACAGCAAATGGCGCAACAAAATAGTTTAAATTAACTATTGACAAGATAGGGCAATCCATGATAGGATTGTCCTATTAAACAGAAAGGTAAAAATGATAAAAGATAAAACATTTAAAATAACATACTACTCAAACAAAGACG